AGAGGTAGGCCATGGCCAAGAGCAATGCAGATCGCTCAGCGAAAGCCGCGGCGAAGAGGAAAGAGCGCGGCGAAGAGGAAAGAGCGCGGCGAAGAGGAAATCAGATTCCACGCGATGGCCGGCACGCGCCAAGCACTTGCTGAACTGATGGCCTGGAGCGGCATCGAGGAATCAGGCGAGGCAATAACGCTGATGATTCACCACCTGCACGGCCTTGGCCTGGGCGGCGCCCTTTCCCTGTTAGAGCCGCCACCGCGCCACGAATACGTAATACCTGAAAACGTGTCGCGGAAATTGAAACTCGCCCACGACCGCGAAGCCCTTCGCATCACCCACGACGAATAACCCCTACCCACGCTGCGCATCCGGTCACGGAGGGCGGCGCATACCCGGAGAAAACCATGACTCAACATGCACAACAATCCGTATCCGCCGCCGACCTGCCAGAACGCGGTCAACCTCTCGCAGGTGGCACCTTCGTCACCCGCTACTGGCTGAACGGCGAAGAGCGTGCACTGGTGTTGCTCGACAACGAACTGATCGGCACCTGGGGCAGGTATGGCGAGGATGTCGCCAGCGCCAAGAGCCTCAGTGACGGCGCAGCCAATACTCGGGCCATGGCCGAAGCCGGCAGCGATATCGCCGTCAAGGCGCTTGAGCTGGATGCGCACATCCCGTCATACCTCGAAGGCGCTCTGCTGATGGCGGCAAAAGCCGAAGGTTTGGTCACCCTGCGCGAAGATCGCTGGCACTGGCTGAGTTCGCAGTTCTCCGCCAGCTACGCCTACTACGTGGTCTTTGGAGATGGCTGGCTCGGCAGCACCGGCAAGTACGACGAGCGCGTCGCGCGCCCGGTCCGCAGCCTTCCTATTCAGTAATTCATTCCTTCATTGCTTTTATGCAGGCGATTCCCGGGAGCGTCAGGACGACGCTCAGACCAGAAGCTTGCCGGGTAGCGCCGGCGGCCTGCGCCCAATTCGCTCACAGGAGCATCCAATGCAAACGAATCAACTGACCACCTACACCCGTGGCGATCTGATGATCAGCAGCCCAGATGAATCGGTGGTGCTCAAGCTGGCTTCTCTGGCGATCGGCGTCGCACCGGTCGCCGCCGCAAGCGACATCCCTGCGGTAGGTGAAATCTGGCCGGGTGAAGGTGGTGTGAATGGCGGCCTGTTCCCGGGTGACGGCAAACCCTACTACTTGATCGTCCCGACCGGCGCCGATGCTGAGGGCGAGTTCGAATGGGGTGGTTACGGCAGCGAACTCAACGGTGCGAAGAGTGCTTGGGATGGTCGAGCCAACACGGACGACCTGATCGGCGCCGATGACTCCTACCCCGCCGCCCGGTTCTGCGCAGCATTTGAGCGCGAGAGTCACAAGGACTTCTACTTGATGTCCCGCCGCGAAGCCTCATTCCTTGAGATCACCCTGGGTGACAAGGACGTGTTCAGCAAGCGCTATCACTGGACGAGCTCGCAGTTCTCCGCCTACTACGCCTACAACATGGACTTTGAAGATGGCTGGCTCAACGACAACGACAAGTACCACGAGCGCGTCGCGCGCCCGGTCCGCAGACGATTTATTTAATCATTCAATCCTTCATTCATGGGCGCGATAGCGCCCTCGCTTTTCAAGGAGGCCAGGATGGCCCTTCACATGGATCTGGAGATCCACAAGGTTGCAGAAGAACTGCTAGGCATGTCGCTCGATCTGGTGCGAAACATCCCCCGCGACCTTAAGCAGGTCGTCGGAGCAAAGATTCGAGACGAGTGCCTGCAGGTTCTGGTGCTGATTGGTCGGGCCAACATGTCGCGAGACAAGCTACCCCACCTGAACCTCCTACTGGAAAGCATCTGGATGCTGAATTACTTGCTGCGCGCGCTCACCAATATAGCGCTGATCAGCAAGGGGCAGCACGCCAAAGCAATGAAGTTAACGGCCTCTGTAGGCCGACAGGCAAACGCCTGGAAGAAGTCCGCAACCGCGCCCGCTGCGTGAGGGCCAAGGCTCTCTCGTCTGTGCGCAAAATCTGGTCGAGCCGCTGACCCCTGGGTCACCGCCATGCACACAAAAGATACCGCCGGTCTAAAGCGTCCGCGTAGGTCTTGTGCAGTTTCCTTGCTGATCGGTTCTGCCTTCGGCAAGGCGATGTAGATAGCTCGATAGGTCGCAGTTCTCCGCCAACAACGCCTACAACATGGACTTTGAAGATGGCTGGCTCAACAACAACGACAAGAACAACGAGCGCGTCGCGCGCCCGGTCCGCAGATTTAAGTGTTGCACCCTTCCAGTTCGAAGATCTCGTCCAAGCGTATTACGACTGTCGCCGGAACAAGCGGAACACCGCGAGCGCCCGGGATTTCGAGAAGGACATGGAGATCAACTTGCTGGAGCTCCACGACGACCTGATTGCCGGCACTTACCGGCCAGGCCGTTCCATCTGTTTCGTGGTAACCCGACCGAAAGCCCGCGAGGTTTGGGCAGCAGCGTTTCGGGATCGCGTCGTCCACCACCTGATGTACAACCATGTGGCACCGCGCTTTTACGCCAGCTTCATAGCGGACAGTTGCGCGTGCATTCCTGGTCGAGGCACGCTGTACGCCGCAAAGCGCCTTGAATCGAAGATCCGCAGTGCCAGCCAAAACTGGTCAAAGCCGATGTTCTACCTCAAGTGCGACTTGGCCAACTTCTTCGTGGCAATCGATAAGCAGGTGCTGCGTCAGCAACTGGCGAAAAAGATCACTGAACCCTGGTGGTTGGCATTGGCCGAAACGATCCTGATGCACGATCCACGTGAAGACTACGTGTTGCGCAGCCCGCTCCATTTGTTCAACCGGGTACCGCAGCACAAGCGTTTGACTGCACAGCCAGCGCACCTCGGCTTGCCGATCGGCAACCTGTCGTCTCAGTTCTTCGCGAACGTGTACCTAGATGCGCTCGACCAGTTCGCAAAGCACCAGCTCGGCGCCAAGCACTACATCCGATACGTCGACGACTTCGTGTTCCTACATGAGTCACCGCAGCAGTTGAATCAGTGGCGCGATCAGGTCGAGGCGTTCCTGCCGAGGCTCGGCGCCAAGCTAAACCCCACGAAAACCATCCTGCAACCAGTAGATCGCGGCGTCGACTTCGTCGGGCACGTCATCAAGCCGTGGCGGAGGACAACGCGGAAACGGTCGATAGCCCAGGCACTGAAGCGAGTCGCCGCAGCACCCGCCGAGGATCTACGCGAGACCGCTAACAGCTACTTCGGCCTACTTGGCCAAGCCAGTCACAGCCATAAAGACCGGGCGGCACTAGCCAATGTGGTGTTGATGCGCGGCAATAGTGTCAATGCCGCGCTGACCAAGACCTTCAAGAAGTCGTAACCCACCCCTCCACCGCCCGGGCATGCCCCGGCATAGGACGCCCCATGCCCACAGAAAACCGTATCGACTGTCCCGCCCTGCACAAGCGCAGCAAAATTTACCCGTTCGGCGAACGCGTTCCGTGCACCGTGCGAATGGTGAAAAGTGTCACCGCCGACCCCATGCCCGGCATTGGGCTTGCCTACATCAAAGGTGCGGTGCCGGTGGCGAATCAGGACGATATCTACCATGTGTGGACCAACAGCCATGGCGCCGTGGCAGCGGTAATGCCTGATGGGCGTCACCTTGGGCTGCGGCCCGGCGAATTCGAGGTGCACACCTGGCACGAACTGTCGAGAGCGCAATCAGCATCAGGCGTGACGATCGCCGCAGACCGCGCCAACCGCCTCTACTTGGCCGGGCCCATGACTGGCTTCGAAGACTTCAACTTCCCCGCATTCAACAAGATGGCCGCCGAGCTGCGCGCTCGTGGCTACGTCGTCGAGAACCCGGCAGAGCACGGCGTCGTCGACGGGGCGGACTGGGCCGACTACATGGCCTATGACCTGACCCGACTCGGGTTGTGCGGTCAAGTCGCGGTGCTGCCCGGCTGGGAGAACTCGAAAGGCGCCCGGCTCGAAGTGCACATTGCGCGCGAGCTCGGCATGAAGGTTGTGAATGCCCAAGACCTTGTGGCCACCTGAAAATTTACCCCTAGCGTAAAAGTTTCTTCATTAATACTTCAGTATCCGAATTCAAAGACTTAGTCATCCATCTTATTTTAGGTGTAAATTCACAAATTATGTCACTGATTTCGATGTAACTTCCAGCTGCCCCGGTGTTAAGCAACCTGTAAAACTCAGACTGCACCATCTGATAGATGTCTCTATTTGCAATCTTAAATGTAGACAGCTCACTCTGATCGAAATATAGACTCATTTCCTTCCAAGCCAATTCAACCTTTCGGCACTGTGCATCCCAGTCCTTTTGATGATCAGCGATGTTCTCGTGAATTTTCATTGTGTCGTAAACCTGATCAGACATATGAATCATCTTGATTTGACCCAAAAGCTTGTCCATCAGTTTTTCGGCAGCCCACCCACCATCCAAAGAAAGCTTAAAATTCCTGAGGGACTCGTATTTCCCAGAGTGCCTAAACTGACGCCGCCAACTTGTCAAAGCAGCAACTGCAACCGCTGCTGTTACGATCCCTCCAGTGAAATTCAACAGTTCGAAAGCATTGCGAACTTGCTTAGAAAGCTCTTCAGTGGAATTTAGGCCAACCCCAATCAGCACACCAAAAGCAACTAACAAAACACACCCAGCTAGAACAACTCGATCCATAGGCCACCTCATTTTTGTGTGAGGAATATTAGCCTTTGTAAAGCCGAACCGCTTCAAATAGCTTCCCCGTGCTACTGATACCAATAACAGATCTCACCCACTCCCCCTTCAAAGTCAGCCGCTATAGCGGCAAGGACGACTCATGTCTGATCAAAAGATTACGTTCGTCAATGGCAAGCCGGCCAAGTGCGGCTGCAAGATGGAATTCAGTTCTGGCGGCGGGCACTACTCCGACGTGCTTGACGTCACTCCCTGCGAAGCGCACAGCGGCAGCAAGCCGTTCGGGCCGGTCGAGGTAAAGCGCGATGCGGATGGCTGGTGGTATCACCCGAACATCCCGAGCTTTGGCGAAGGTGAAGACCCTGCGCCCTACATTGCCTGGGTCAAGGAACAGGGACTGGAACTGAAAGGCTGGAACTCTGGCGACGAAACCTACGACCTTCCAGATGAAGATGCCGCATGCACCGCTTGGAATCCCGAATCTCCCGGGCCGGAGTGGTTCTTGATGGGGATCTTCGATACGGAAGACGGCCCTTATGTGCAGTGGGCACGTCGTGAGGTGGCGCCATGAGCCGCAGCGGTTATTGCGATGACGGTGAAAACACATGGGCGCTGGTGTGCTGGCGAGGCGCGGTGAACTCAGCCTTACGCGGCAAGCGCGGGCAGGACTTTCTGAAAGAACTGGCGGAAGCCATGGATGCAATGCCGGTGAAGCGGCTAGTGACAGAAGAACTGCAGGCTGACGGCGAATTCTGCACGCTCGGCGTGGTGGGAAACGCTAGAAATCTGGATATGTCGTCGATTGATCCGGATGACTCAGAAGCAGTTGCCGGGAAGTTTGGATTGGCCGAGGCGATGGTTAGGGAAATCGTTTGGGAGAACGACGAGCACCCGGGCGTGTACGGCACCAAGCCGGACGGAACCACCGGTTGGCGCAGCGAAACTCCAGAAGAGCGCTGGATCAGGATGCGCGAATGGGTCGGCTCTCACATCAAGGAAGCACAGCCATGATCACCAAGTGCGCAATCGGCTGCACCCTCTTCTTCTGGCTTCCATTGGTACTGACCATAAAGGCGGTGATCGGATGAGCAAACGAGCGATTCACCTTTACCCGTGGGACGGCGGAACCGAGGCCGATCAGGATCCGCCAGAGGACGTTTACTGCGGTACCGACGGTGACATGACCGACGAACAGCTCACGAACGACTGGCGGCACGTCACCTGCAAGCGCTGCCTCAAAATCCACGAAAAAGAGCTGGCCGCGCGGGCAACGGACGACCGAGAACAGAAGGTCAAGCTTTTCGACGAAGCCCAAGCAATCACCATCAACCTCGGTCACCGGAATATCTCAACAGCCCTCAAGGCTTTGATCAGGGAGCGCGACCAGCTGAAGGCGGAGCGCGACAACCTGCTCGAAGAGCGCGACGGCCTACTCGAAGCAGGAGCAGACCTACTATGATCTTCGCCCTGCTCTACATGGCCTACCTCATCTATCGAGGACCTTGGCGATGAACCACCAACCCAAAGGTGGCATGTGCGCCACCTGCACCCACGCCCACCGCAATTGCAGCCACCTCCCCTTCAGCACCATGCCGGCGCTTTCCCGCGACGGGCAGACGGTGATCGTACGCTGCACTGACTTCCAGAGGCGAAAGCAATGAGCGATGCACCGATTGAGCCGCAGGAATACCTGTTCGGCGTGAAGGTCGTGCAAATCGAAGACATCAGAGTTGCCCGCGGCCTAACTCGGCGGCCTTCGTCCTCATGCACGCACAGGAAGATGGTCTACGACGACAAGGAGCGTCGCGTCTGGTGCAGCGACTGTGAGACCGAAGTAGAAGCGTTTGATGCCTTTCTCCACCTGGTGGAGAAGTTCAGCGCCGCAGCAGGCCGAATCAATCGGCGGGCTGCCGAACTGGCCGAAGCCGAAAAATTCCAGATCCGCAGCCGCGCCGCAAGGGTAATGGACGAAGCCTGGCGCAGCACAAAGAACGCTCCGCTATGCCCTCATTGCAATAACGCTCTCCTGCCTGAAGATGTTGTCGGCGGGCTGGCCAGCGCATCGAAAGCGCTGGTTGTTGCTGCTCGCAAACGAAAGCAGACGAAGCAGTTGCCGCCATGAGCCGCATGGTCAGCGTCCGCACCGAGGAACTGACCGGCCCGGCGCTGGACTGGGCAATCAACGCGATCGAGGGCGATCAGCAGCCCGTCGCGGGCCAGCTGGATCTCTTCGCCCTGCCCGACGCCGAGCAACTGATCACGAAGTACGGCGTCTGGGTCGATGTTGGCCACCGGCACCCGTGGCTGGCCGACATGAACAACGATCCGCTCAACCGCCAGCCCGGCGAAACCCGAACCATCGCAGTGTTCCGCGCCGTGGTGTTTGCCAAGTCCGGCTCCACCGTGAAAGTCCCCGCCGAACTTATCCAGCAGTAACCCCCAACCACTTAACAGCCTGCCGGTGTACGGCGGGCGAGGAATTCGTATGCGCGAAAAAGTATCCATCCAAGACTTGGAAGGCGCCGACCTGGCTCTGTGGGCTGCCAGAGCCCAGGGCATCGAAGAAAGGAAGGGAATCAAGCTGTACGCTTCCGGCCCATGCCTGTACCGCGATACAGGACCCGGCGGTGAACCCTTCCCTTTCCGACCAGATTCAAACCTCGGGGACTCAGCGATTTTGATTCAGGAGATGACGCAAGCAGGAATCTTGACCCTGTTCGGACACGGCGCGCAGTTCGAGGCTCAAGGATTCGGTCACGTCGGATTCACGGGCACGCCTACTGCTGCGCTGACCCGCTGTTACATCGCGTGGAAACTCGGCCAAGATTTCACAGCTACGCCGACTAACTGATCACCACCTTCTGCCGCCACGCGCGGCATGGAGCAATACCTCATGACAAATCGTAGCGCGGCTCAGGTCGCGCCAATCCTCCCGCGCTTCATTCGCGCCGGCGAGGCATACGGCTATCTCGGCATGTGCCGGGAGGAATTCAACAAAACAGTCCGCCCCAACGTCCGGGAATTCCCGATCGGGAAACAAGGCGTCGGCTTCGACCGAATCGAGCTTGATGAGTGGGCTGATCGTTATATCGAGACCATGGCAATTGAAAAGGCCGCCAATCAGGACAACAATCGCCCTCGCAGCGAGCGCCAGGGCAAGAAGAAAGGAGCAACGCCGTGGCCCAAAAAGCAATCACCGGCCTCCAGCAAATGCCGAACGGCAGATCGACAAAAAGTACAGAGGAGAACGAATTCAAGAGAGTACTGGCACTTGTAACCGCGCCGAAGCAGAGCAGTACCTGATTCACAAGCTGGAGCAATTGCGCCAGCAGAAGGTGTACGGCGTTCGGCGGGTGAGGACGTGGCGGGAAGTGGCGACTCGCTTCCTGCTGGAAGTGAAGGATCAGGCTTCAATCCACATCTCGGCCACCTATATGGAGCAGCTCGACCCGTTTATTGGCGACATGCCGCTGACCCACATCGATGACGATGCCCTCGCGCCATACATCCAGTCGAAGCTGAATCCAGCGGTAGGCAAGCCAGTCACGAACCGGACAGTGAATATCGCGCTTCAGCGGGTCATCAGAGTGTTGAACCTCTGTGCGCGAAAGTGGCGTGACGAGGAAAGACGGCCGCTGCTGGACGTGGTGCCGATGATTTCCCTGCTGGACGAGAAAACGAACAGCCGAAAGCCCTACCCGCTTTCATGGGAAGAGCAGTCGATCCTGTTCGCCGAACTCCCGGCGCACCTTCAGACCATGGCGATGTTCAAGGTCAATACGGGTTGCCGGGAACAGGAAGTTTGCAAGCTTCAGTGGAATTGGGAGATTGCGGTACCGGAGCTGGGAACGAGCGTGTTCCTGATACCTGCGGGATTTGGGGGAAGAAGCGCCAGGTCTGGCGTGAAGAACCGAGACGAGCGTCTGGTCGTGATGAATGACGTTGCCAAGTCAGTGATCGAGAAGCAGCGCGGCAAGCATCCGCTCTACGTCTTCCCGTTTGGCAAGCCAGATGGTGATGGGAATGAAACGACGGTTCACCGCATGAATGACTCGGCCTGGAAGAAGGCGCGGATCCGAGCGGCGAAGAAGTGGCAGGAGAAATTCTTGCGGCCGGCACATGACGGCTTT